TTATATATCTCTCACAGCTATTTTGGGCTGCTGCTTTTGCCACCAGGTTTTTCCCTTTTTTGGTTGTTATTGAGTTATTTATGTTTTGTATCACCTTTATTTATAAAAGAAAAAATATCTTTGTTTTTATAAAGTCGTTGATGATTATTCCAATGGTATATTTGATAGTCCATTTGTCTTTTTTTATCTATCATCCATCGGTGATTGAATTTTTGAGACATAAGAAGTGGATGTTAGCCTGGTTTACAGGCACACCGGTGATTACGGGAAATATTTTAAGAAATATTTTATGGTTTTGGGGTAAAAATCAGTGGTTTTGGGCTAAAACCAGGCTTTTTAACCTATTCATATCAAAATAACCTTCTAATCTATTAAAATAATTATATAAAATTTTAAAACAGTCATTTTGCCTTTATATAAATGAAAGAAAACTACTGGAGACATATCTGATATGCCAAAAATGATAGGTGGTAAGGACAATGATCCCGCCACCACAAAAGAATCAAACCTAAAGGTCTTTCCTGGAAGGAAGCCAAAAGACAATCCCCTTGACAAGGAGAGGCTTGCAACTCTCAAGGAGTGGCGGGATGCCGAGATGAGTGAGTACCGGGTCTCCATCCCCAAGGACAACAAGAACCCGACTCCGCAGCAGATCGCCGACGCGATAATCGCGACAGGGGGTATGATAATGCAGGCGGCCATCAAGATGAAGATCAGCTATGGTAAGATGCACAAGATTATCAAAAAGAACCCGAAGCTTCAGTCGATCATAACTGATGTTACTGAGTCTATGCTTGATTTGGCAGAAAACAAATTGAGAGACGCTATTTTGGCTGGAGATCGAGCATGCATCATATTTTTTTTAAAATGCAAGGGTCGGTTCCGTGGATGGAGAGAGGATGTCGATTTGCCAGACATGGATCAGCCGCCTGTTACATTCGCTTATGACCTTGTATTGCCCGCTGGGGCAAAAATCGTTGGAGAGGATGGGAGTACACTTTATGAACGCAAAAAGGCAGAAGGGGAGAATTGATGCTTCAAGAAGTTTCTGCCGGTGATGGTGTTTCCGCATTTATCCCTCCTAAAAGGGGCAGAGGACGTCCGAGAACAAATTTTAATCCAAAGGTAAGGGTTAAGGACGGGCCAGGCAGGCCGAGCAAGAAATTTGGTAAAATACCGATAAAAACCACGATGGTGTTTGCGGCAAACAAGGCATGTGACTCTCAGATCATCGTGAACCGGGGAGGCGCGAGGTCGAGCAAGTCTTACAGCATCATGCAATGCTTGATCGAGGACTTTTTTACAATTCCGCATGTAAAAATACTTATTCTGCGTAAATATTCCCCTTCTCTTCGTGTAAGTTGTAAACCTTTGTTCTATCAGGTTGTGAATGATTATGGATTGAGGGATAAGGTAATTGAAGTAAAGCAAGACTCGAATGTATTTAGTCCTGTGAAGGGGATGATTCACTTCAGCGGACTTGACGATCCTGAGAAGATCAAAAGTAGTGATTGGAACGCAATCTGGTGCGAGGAATGTTCGGAATTTAATTATGAAGATTTTGTGAATCTGCAGTTACGGTTGAGTTGCCCAACCTATGGCAGTTATCGTAACAAGATTTACCTGTCCTTTAATCCAATAAATGAACATAGTTGGATCAAGACAAAGGTAATAGATGGAAAATCGTATGATCTAACAGAGATAGTTTCAAATTATCGTATGAATCCTTTTCTGTCTGCCGATTATCGTAGAACGATAGAGGCTTTACAGTATCAAGATTATAACTTTTGGCGGGTATTTTCCGAGGGTGAATGGGGATCTTTAACTAATTTAATCTACTCTAATTGGAAGCGCGTAGACGAGCTGAATGATGGCGACGAGATTTTTGGCCTTGATTTCGGATTTAGTTCCCCATCGGCGTTGGTAAGAGTATTTGTTGATGGCATGGTTGCCGGAATAGAACAAAAGATTTATAAGACTGGCCTTACGAATTCAGATCTCATCGTGGAGATGAATAGAGTTATGACAGAGGATCAGAAGGCAAAATGCCCAATTTATTGCGACACAGAAGATCCTAATCGTATTGAGGAGTTACGGCGTGAAAACTTTTGGGTGTTTCCTGCTGAGAAAAAAGTGGTTCCGGGAATAGATTACGTTCGTAGGCATAAATTACTTGTCAAGAGTGACAGTGAGGATCTTATTAAAGAAATAGGCGGATACAGTTATAAGACTGATCGTGATGGAAAGGTTTTGGAAGAACCAATTAGGGGATTTGATCATGGGATGGACGCCCTCCGCTACGCTTTGTTTACCCATTATAGTCGAATGACGAAAAACATTCCTGGTATTAAGGTGTTAGATTGGAAGGACGACAGGTCGAGGGATTCTTGGGATGATGACGATGATTGAGGAATCAAAGAAGGAAACATTATGCGCATGCGGTTGCGGATTTTTTACTCAAAATAGACCGTATATTTATGGCCATAAAAAGAAGTTTTTTGACGAGAGAGGAGATTACCTGTGTGAATGTGGTTGTGGAGGAATAGTGGCTCCTGGTAAAAGATTTATTTTAGGCCATGCTGGAAGAGGAACCAAACGCAATGAAGAAATCTTGCAAAAAATGAGGCATCCGAAATTGGAGCAAGGAAGATTAAATATCAAGGCTGGCGCAAATAAGCCAGAAGTAAGAGAAAACAGATCGCGGCTCGCAAAGATTCAAGGAGCAGATCCGGTTATAAAAGCAAAATTACTCGAAACAAATGCCAAGCCAGAAGTAAGGGCCAGAAAATCTGCAATTCAGAAGGAAGTCCAAAACAGACCAGAGGTCAAAGAGAAAGTATTGAATGGCCTCAAGATTGCCAATGCTAAGCCAGAAACCCATGCCAGACGATCTAACGCTGCCAAAGAATGTCAGAACCGACCAGAGGTTAAAGCTAAGCAAGTAGAGGTTCAAAAAGAAGCACAAAATCGTCCTGAAGTAAAGGCAAAGATATCTGTATCTTCAAAGATCACAAATGCTAAGCCAGAAGTCCATGAAAGAAGAGTGAAGTCTGCCATAGAGTCTTCTGCTAAGCCAGAAGTAAAGGCAAAGAAATCAGCAGCACAAAAGGAGATCTGGAGCAGGCCAGATGTGAGAGAAAGTAGAAGCGGAGAAAATTCCAATAAATGGCAGGGTGGAAAATCATTCGAGGAATATGGTGTCGAATTTGATAAAGATTTAAAAAGAGATATTCGAGAAAGAGATGGATTCCATTGCAGAAATTGTTTCGATGAAGAGAGCAGATTAGATGTTCACCACATAGATTATGAAAAGAAAAACGCTTCTCACGATAATTTGATCACTCTTTGTATTTCCTGTCATATGAAAACCAATTACAACAGAGAAAAATGGACTGTCTTTTATAAAGCCAAGATGGTTCCATTATCAGAATTAGATAGATTCAACTCATAGGTGAGAGCCATGATAACCATCCCAAAACTAAAGATCGGCGATCTCGTAGAGGTGACATGGTTCGATAGTTCTACGGCAGATGTTAATGGCTGGCAGCGTGAGGATGAGTTGATAGACAACGAGATACTTATGGAGATCAAAACGGCGAGTTACTTCTATGGCAGAGTCAAGGATCACATAAATCTTGCCGCCGATAGGACGGTAAGTGAAGAATACAGGAAACTGATAAACCGTAGGCTGTCGATCCCTCTGGGTTGCATAACGAACATTAGGAAGATAGGAGAATAAAAATGAGAGAAGATTTGGAACAAAAACTTTATAAGGATTTCCCGTCCCTTTATCGGCAGAAAGATTGGTTTATCAAGGAATCTTGTATGCCATGGGGTTTTGAATTTGGATCAGGATGGTTTCAGATTGTTTATGATTTGAGCAAAAGGATCATGGAGATTGATCCTGGCGTTCAAGCATCGCAGGTGAAGGAAAAATTTGGAGGGCTTAGATTTTATGTTTCAAACGTTGCGCGAGAGACGTCAGATGCCGTCTTTGAAGCAATAGATAAGGCAGAAGCATTTTCTTTGGAGACTTGTGAGAATTGTGGAAATCTTGGTAAACCAAACGAGTTTGGGTGGATCGTGACACTTTGTGATGGCTGCAGGGTGAAGAGAAATGAAAGTAGATTATAGAGAATCTATTGGATACCAATTTTCAATAGGGAAGGAATATGATATTCTCAAGCATCTGGCTGGAGAACATGACCAACAGAGCCATGCCGGTGAGAAGATTGTTTTGATAAAGTTTGAGTTCTCGCAAATATCTGAAGTGGTAAAAGCGATTGATAAATGGTTGTCTGAGCAAGTTGAAAATTATGCAAAATTATCGGATGGGATTGGGACATATGAGAATAAAATAGTGTGGCGATTAAAAGATGGAAGACTGGTGGTCGTGAGAGGAGATTTGGAGGCTAAAAAGCCATCGCAGTGGATAGAGGAAGTGCCAACGTATGTTCCTTATAAATCTCCTCCTAAAACAGCGTATGAAATGAGCAGTGCGCGAAGTGTATTGATGGATTTTTAGCAGGGATTATAAAGTGGTCTTTGATAAAATAGCAAATAAATAGCAAATAATAGGGAAATAAGTCAAAATAAATAATGAAAATAGCCAAAACGAGGAAAAATGAAATTATTTGGGTATGATGTAACAAAAGCTGCGAAGCCGGTGTTCCAGCCGTCTGATGAGGTGAACCCGGAGGTCGCGAGAAGGGTTCTCGGGACGATTGTCAATCCCTGGGAAATTGGATCTGGTCAAGAGATTTTTCATCAGGAAGATTATCTCAGGCTGATCGAGGCATACAAGAGCTGGATCTACATATGTGCGAACAAGAACGCCACCGCCGTCGCAGAGGCGCCATTGAGGCTTTATGTCTCAAAGCCTGAGAGGACGAGCAAGCTCCTGGTTAAGACCGTCAAAGTGAGCAAGATAAATAAAGATAGGCTCTCCAGGAAGGCAAACCTTAATGGATATGTCGCGAAGGCTGTAGATGTGGAGGAGGTCATGGCACATCCGTTTATCACTCTGATGAAAGCCGTCAATCCCCTGATCAATAGATTTGATTTATGGGAGCTTACCCAGATATGGTTGGAGCTTACGGGCAATGCTTATTGGTATGTCTACAAGGACAAGCTCGGTGTTCCCCAGGAGGTCTGGCCGATAGCCCCGCAGTTCATGAGGATAGTTGTTTCTCCTGATAAGATAATCGGTGGGTATGTCTACCAGAGGTCTATCGCGAAGATCCCATTTGAGGCAGATGAGATAATTCATTTTCGGTTTGGGAATCCATCCGGAAGCATATACGGGACGAGTCCTTTGTCCGCCGTGTTCGAGACTTATGTCTCGGATGGAAACATCAGGAATTTTGAGTCGACCTTGATGAAAAATGCTGGCAGGCCAGAAGGGGTTCTTCAGACGACTGCGACCATTGGCCCAGAGGTCTTCAAGAGGCTGAAGGAGGAGTGGGGAAAGAACTATGCTGGTGTTCGTAAGGTCGGGAAGACGATTATCCTGGAGAATGGGTTGGAATACAAGCCGATCACATTTACCCCAAGGGAGATGAACTATGTAGTTGGCAGGAAGATGAACCGTGAGGAAATTGCTGCTGCTTTCGGGATTCCGATGAGTAAGCTCACCACGGATTCAGTCAACAGAAGCAATGCTGTGCAAGGCAATTACCAGTATTTCACGGATACCGTCGAGCCTCGCCTTCGCAGGATAGAGGAAAAGATCAATGAGCAGCTGATGCCTCTGTATGACGAGAACCTCTTTGTCGCCTATGACTCTACCGTTCCCGAGGACAAGGAGTTCGAGCTCCGGGAGAGACGGGCCCACCTGGGTTCTTACGTGACCACTGTCAATGAGGAGAGGGTGAAGATTGGCTTGGAGCCAGTTGACTGGGGGGATATCCCTTTGGTGTCTGGCGGGGTTGCTCCTTTGGGAAGTCAACAGCAGCCTGGAGCAGTTCCTGGTGGGGGGAAGTCTGGATCTGAAAAAAGTGAGCCTGGAGTTGATGCGATAGATACTGCAAATGCAGAAGGTGATTTGGAAGGGCTGTCTGATGAGGAACTTGATGTGGGAATTGCTGCTTTGGAGGAGTCATTGAATGAATAATATTGTTGAGAAAGGAGGCGTAGGCTCTGGCATCAGAGGACATAGGACCCCAAAAGAGGCGATAACTAAGATTCCTTTCTCAAAAAGACAGTCTGTCTTAAGCAGATTAAAGAAGGAAAAAACAAGAAGAATTAATCCTGTTAAACAACAAGAGGAAAAACAAAAGCCATTATCCCCATCTTCTAACGATTTTGGTAAAGCACAATTGGAATGGGAATCAAAAGTTACAGATGATGAGCGAGAATCTATCCTTCATTATCAATATTCTTTTGAGAATGTTGCCGCAGTGAGGTATTTACAGTCTGGCGTTAAGCCTCCAAAATCCATAGATATGGATAAGGATGTTATTGAAGATGTCAAAAAATGGTTGCCAAGTCTCGATAAAGTAATGAAAAAAGCGCCAAATTATAATGGCACTGTATTTAGGACAATGAAATTGGATCGTAAGGACATAACAAAATTTACAAAAGGAAAAGACTATAAATTTACTTCTGTTACTTCGACATCTGGCAATAAAGATAAGGCAGAAATGTTTTTGAGTACGTTTGTTGATCGGATATTCAATTCTGGTAAGCGAAATGTCCTAATCGAAATGAAAGTCAAAACTGCAGTTAATTTAGGAAAAGTTTCTGTAGATCCAAGGTTAAAAGAGATATTGTTGCGTAAGAACACCACTGCCAAAATTATGAATGTTGAGCAAAAAACATCAAAAAAACTTGGTAAATATTATCATGTCACAATGGAGGAATGATGTTTATTGAACCAGAAGGGAGATTTGTTGATGTAGATTTGAGATACATGGATATTGTTGATCAAGAAAAACGATTGAATGATTTCATAGAGAAGGTCTTAAACAAAGTTAAGATAAAGTTGAAGGGCATGTCGAAAGAGGATTGGATAGAGGCATGGAAGGAAGATCCTCACTGGGACAAGGAAGAATCTTCTCGTCTCGTAGACGTCCTTCTCGATAGTTATGGCGGTGCCCCGCAAGCTGTTCTTGAGATCGGATGCGGCAATGGCGTGGATTCAATCACCTTCGGTAAGAAGACAAAGGCCAAGGTGGTTGGGATAGACATCTCTCCTGATGCCATAAAGGCGGCGAATGAAAGTAATGATCTCAAGAATGTTAAGTTCATGGTTGGGGATGCCGAGAAGCTTGATTTTAAGGATGATCAGTTTGATCTGGTTTATTCCATGGCAGTTCTTCATTCTACGGATCTGGACAAGAGCATATCTGAGGTGTCAAGGGTATTGAAAAAAGGCGGCCAGGCTCTCTTGTTTTTGTATCAGAAGACCTTACATGAGGATGGAGAGGATGAAAGGGATTTTAAGATAGGGGAAATCGAGAAGATGTTCCAGGATAACGGCTTGACGATCCTTGATAAGGAGAAGGGGGATTCTGAAGACGAAGATGAAGACGGGAAACACACACATTATTGGGTGGTGTATGTCTTGGAGAAATAGATGAGTGGATGTAAAGATAATTGTTTTTGTGAAAATCGCTCAGAGACGTGGGCGCAAGATTCGGGCAGATGGATGTGCCAGGCCAAGGAGTGTCAGCAATACCTCGATGGGGGAGGATGTAGGCTTGGAAAGATTTCTTTGACCTGCGACAATAATGATTGTCGATGGAATAAGAAAGTTGATGGATATGGTATTTATGTTTGCTCTTGCATGGATATTCATTTAGATGCGAATGGAAAGTGTTTTGGATTTAAAGCCAGGATTTCATTAAAGTAAGTTATAATAAAGATATAGAGAGGAACAAATGAAGACATACAGGTTCGAGGTGATAATCACCGAAGGCAATGACGAGTTCTGGGAGAGCTTTGCAGGTAAACCTGGAATCAATGAGGTGCAACAGGAACTGGAAGGTGTTCTTTTTAATTCTGGGTTTCACGCTGATGTCTCATTGAAGTCGTTTCACATGGAGAATGATGGTTGACAATTGCAAGGAATAAGGAGTTTGGCGAGAGCCCAGAGTTGCTGAAATGAGACGATGGTTCATTGGGGTAAATGACATCTATTATACCTCTTATGTCGATCTTGAGGAGGCGCCTTGGTATATATTTGCCATAGAGAATGCGATAATGGTGATTTGCGATATCATCCCAGGAATATCACTTCCAAGGATCAAAATCAAATGGGACGGAGAAGATACGAACCTAAGAGAATGGTATGGAGACACACAGCAGGTCTTTCATGCTTTTGTCTGCGATCCGATTTTTCAGTGGTGTCAAAGACGCATAAAAAGCGAGTTCGTCTCTCTTCCGTTCTTCTTTCTCAAGAACATGTTCCCGGAAGAATTCAAGGATTGCGATTATGAGGATTCTGTCAAGGGCAGGAAGCTTCATTCTGAGCTGGTCAGCCAGGTCTTGGATGATCTGATGAAGAATGAGGCAAAAGATGTAACTGAGGCAATAAAGAAATTTGTTAAGAGCCCATGATTTAAAAAGAAAGATAAAGATTCTGACAACTAATCTTTGTTATTATTGTGATAAGGAAAGAGTTTCGTTTTGGTTTTGCCCGGAGCATTTAGAAAAAACCAGGCAGAAAGCAATTAGAAGATTTAATAAGAGAAAACAATCGGGTAGATGTACAAATTGCGGTGTCGATCTCGATATAGATGCTGATCAAGATCACAAGACGTGCATTATCTGTAGAGAAGGGATAAATATTTTGACCAACACACAAAGGAGAAAGCATGCAGTTATTTCAGATAGATGTCCCTAAGACATATGAGCTGATTTTGTTTGGGGACAATCAAGAGGGCAATATAGCCCAGTCAAAGGATAAGGTTAAAGAATGTATCAATTACATAATGCAAAAACCAAATAGGTATTGTATTCATATGGGAGATGCAATAGAGGCATTCTGGATCGAGGACAATAGGTACCAGAAGGAGACCTGTCTTGATCCTCCATTAGAGCAGATGAGGAACTTTCGGAAGGCTATTGAGCCCCTGACGAGAGAAGGGAGAATGCTTGTTTATCTGATGGGCAACCACGAGCTTGCATTCATGAAGAAGGGAGGGAACATCACGAAGTTTATCTGTGAGGAGATCCAGAAGGAGTCAGGAAAGAAATATCCATTATTCGGGACTTACTCGTCAAAAGTTGATATGAAGGACAAAAGTGGATTGCAGTTCAAGCTCTATGCCACTCATGGGAGGAGAAGCATCAACTCGGTTTCCCCAGATCCCGGAAGACGTCGGGCATATATGGAATTCATCCTTCAGAGGCAGTTGGAAGGAAACTTTGGTGATTGTCTGGTGATGGCAAAGGGGCATGCCCATAAGCTCCTTGTAAAAGAGCCCACCCCGGCGCTTTACCTTACCAGCTCTAAGGGAAAGATTTATCAGAATTACACGCAGGCGGGAAGCGGTACGAGAGACTTTTATATCCCCCCAGAGAATCGCTGGTATGCCTGTACGGGGAGTTTCTTGAAGGCTTTTGAGATCGGCGTTTCCACTTATTCTGAGATTGCCGAGTACGCGCCGACAGAGCTTGGGTATATCAAGATTATTGTGAATGACAGAGACGTCATAGATGTTCAGGAAGTAAGGGTATGAGAGAATACCATAAAGAATACCATGACGATCATAGGCTTTGCCCCATATGTCATGACGACATGATCGAGGTTACGACAATGGGATGGTGGGATGACGTGCGCGGAAATCCCAATAGGGCATATTGCGGATGCGGATGGAAAGGCATGGAGGATGATTTGGTAAAATAATGATTGATCTTGACAAGATAGCGTCCAACGTGATAAATTGGATTGGTTCTCCAAAGAGTGTCGTGACGCATACATTTGCGTTTTTAATTCCTTTTCTGTCTCTGTTCTTCAATGTTTCATTTATATCTGTTTTGTTGGGAATAACGGCTATGGTTTCTTTAGAGGCCATTTATCTGTCGATCTTTATCCAGATGACCATCAACAAGAACACCAAGAGTATCGAAGACATCAGCGACAAGATCGAGGATGTTCAGGAAGATATCGATGAGATAAAGGAATAATAGATCAAAGAATTGAGAGATGGAGAAAAACATGAAAGCCACCGACATTTATACAAAAAACAGGGAGGAGATGAAGATCGGTAGGGTCATCGTTAATCAGAGAGGTTTTCCCGGTTGGTCAAGGAGACATAGAATGTGCCATGGGAATTATAGAGAATAATGGCTGATCTGTATTGTCGGACTTGTAAGGATAACGATAGAAAATTGTTTCTTAGGGGGATTTTTTGCCTTCAGAAATGCTCCTTTGACAAGGGGATTTACTCAGATCGTTTCAATGAGGAATTGAAGGCATGGGTGAGAGACAGAGATGGGATTTGTCAGATTTGCGGCAAGACAAAAGAACAAAATGGGTATGGTTTGGACGTTCACCACGTGAATTACGTTAAGGAGGACTCTGATGAGAGGAACCTGATCTCGCTTTGTCATTCGTGCCACAAGAGCGTGAACTTCAACAAGAAGCAGTGGATAAAATATTTTGACGAGAAGAGAGACGAAGACGGGTATTTTCCATGGAGAAAGGAATAAGATGAAGATAACTCCGGAAGACATAACATCCCTTAATGAGAACGAGGTCTTCGTGTTTGGCTCCAATTATGCGGGAAGGCATGGCAAGGGAGCCGCCTTGTTCGCGGCAAGGGAATGCGGAGCTGAGAATGGCAAGGGAACAGGATTGTCTGGACAAAGCTACGGGATAGCGACCAAAGATGAAAACTTGAGGGTATTGCCACTGCACAAGATAAGCCCACAGGTAAAGAGATTCCTCAGGTTCGCAAGGGATAACCCTAATTTGACGTTCTTGGTCACACCTATAGGGTGCGGGCTTGCAGGGTACGAATCGAGTGACATTGCTCCGATGTTTCTTGAAGAGGAAGCCCCAGAAAACGTTTGTCTCCCAAGATCGTTTTGGGAATGTAAAGAGAGGAATATAAGATGATCTGCATATATCACAATGACTTGGATGGGAAATGCGCGGCGGCAATAGTCAAGAAGTTTATCACAAAAGATGAAGCAATAAGGTTCATCAAGACCGATTACAAGGATCCAATTCCAGATATCAAGTTTATCGATGAGATCGTCGTCATCGTTGACTTCTCGTACAAGCCGGATGACATGCAGAAGATCATTGACAATGCAAAAAGTGTCATCTGGATTGATCATCACGTAACCGCAAGAGATTATCCATATCAGTATCTGCCGGGTTTGAGGAGCTTTGAGGAGAAGGGATTCTCTGGATGCGAGCTGGCATGGAAATACTTTTCACCCAAGGCGATCCCATTGGTGGTTTCTCTTGTTGGTGATTATGACAAGTGGGCGCTGAAGCTGCCAGACTCAAAAGCCTTTCATGCAGGAATGAAGATTGAAGATGACGATCCAGAAGCATATATATGGGTACAACTTTTGGATTCTAAGTATTATAACTATATCAAGGAGATCATAAGTAATGGAAATATAGTTTTAAAGTATCGAGATAATTATTGCAATAATCTCTGTAGGTCATTTGGATATGAAACAACATTAGATGGGATCAAGTGTTACGTCTGCAATCAATATATGTTTGGTTCTGGGGGATTTGGAAAGAGCTTCTATGAGTACCCGATTTGTATAGCATACATTCATGATGGAGAGAAATTCACCGTCTCTCTGTATTCGGAAACGGTTGACGTTGGGCAGATTGTCAGGAAATATGGAGGCGGCGGCCATGCTGGAGCAGCTGGTATGGTTGTAAAAGAGTTGCCTTGGGGAAGTATAAATGGGAGTAAGGTTGATGATGTCTGTGATAATTAAGAAAGAAATGGATTGAGATTTGGAGATGACCCTTGTCTAAGCGTAAGGAGTAAAACATTTATGAGAGATAAGATGGCATGAAACCAGTAATGCAAACAATGACGGGGACCGAGGGCAACTGCTTCCCTGCCTGTATTGCTTTTTTGTTGGAGATTAGTATAGATGAGATTCCGAGTTTGGGTGATTTGACCTGGGTATCAGAGTTGAATGAGTGGCTGAGACCAAGAGGACTGGTTCATCTTGACATCAGGATAGCTAAAGATGAGATCGAAGAATTCTTTTCGGACAAGGACTTTCACCATGTCCTCACCGGTCCATCGCCACGTCTTGATGGATATGATCATTCTGTCATTGGGAGGAGAGGAGTAATGGTGCATGATCCTTATATAGATGGCATGGGTCTTGACGACGAAGACAATGGATATATCACTGTTGGTATCCTTGTGAGTCGCTGTAATGGGGATCATGGCGGTTAGGATATGGAAGTGTGGACAAACTTGCATTTTGTCATTGTGGAGGGGGTATTAGACTTGATTTCAAGTGATTACCTGTAGTTTTAATCATAACCACTTGAAATAACTTGGTAATTCAATTTAGAAGATTTCAGAAGGATAAAATTGATAAAACATGGGAAAGGAATGAGAAAAAATGAGCTTATAGAGATGATATCGGATGCGATAGTTGAGGAGATTAAGCACCTCCCAGGCAAGCATGAGCAGCAAAGCCATGCCGGTGACGGAGGTGGCCGAGGGGAGACCTCAGGATTGTTCGATAGGACAGATGAGGAACTGGATCTCATTGACAGGAACGGAGACAAACTTGAAGATGATGTCTTCGATCGTAGATTGGACAAGAAGGACTTTTATCCAGGTGGAAAGTATGAATCCGTGACGAGAGAAGCCCTTGGCGATATCAGCAAGGAGCAATTAAAGAAGATATTTGAAGATGATCCCTTGGTATTAGATAATCTTGCCATAACCTCTCATGCAAAAGCAAGAGTCAATAAGTTAGAGTCTCAGAACGTACTGTTTGACAAGCTGAAGGACAATGACGAATTTCAGGAATTTGCGAATCATAGTATTAGGGAACAAATTTCAAAAGAAGGATATTATGCTGCAGAAAGATTTCATGATGCCATTAAGGGCATGACGGATAAGCAGGTTCAGGATTATATCGTTAGAAAAGAGATCAGAAATTCTGTTGATCTCTGGGCAACTACTTCTGGTGACACGGATCCGATGGCGATAGCCATGCAGATCGCAGCAAAAGAATTATTTGGCGATGGAGTGATAGGCCACATGGAGAAATCATTGGACAATCCAGACGTCTCGCCAAAGAAGAAGGAAATGCTTGAGAAGGAACTTGCTTATACTCCTGCCAGAAAAGCTTTCCTCCAGGCCCAGTATGACGCAACCCAGAAGTACCTCAAGGACAATAACATAAAGGAGATGGTTGTCTATAGGGGACAGGAAGGGAAGAGGTCGAAATTGCCAGAAGGTAGAAGTGTCGAGGTCGACATGCAGCCTTTGTCGAGCTTTTCCATAAATTCGAATGATGCCTTCTCTTTTGCAAATCCGACAGATGATTATCGTTCTCTGTCAAAGGCACCGTCTGTCATCGCATCTATAGTTCCAGCCAATAGAGTTTTCTCGCTGCCAAATACCGGAATTGGATGTACAGGAGAGCATGAGGTGGTCTTGGTCGGTGGCAGGATGAAGGCAACTGTCATTACAGGGATTTCCCGCCTGAACAGTGTGTTTGCCCGTTCCGTTATGTCTCCAAGGGATTTCAAGACATCGGTTGAGATTGCTGGAGTGAAGACTATTGGACTATCTACTATATTCAAGCACCTTCAAGGTCAGCATCTCCAGCAGAGTCATGGTCGGAAAGGTTACGAGTGGCTTGGAGGGAAGCCCTGGGAAAAAGATCTCTTTGCTGAGAATGCCAAGAATATGGGACTTAAAATACAAATAGAGATATTTCCCGAGGCAAATAATACCGAAAGAGATTATGTTGTGTTGGATAGGCCAGTCTTTTTATATCATGCTACTACAGAATCGGCATTAGATTCAATTAGAAAAGAAGGGATAAGAATTCATGCCCCAAAGGACAATAAAGGAAAGCTGCTTCAAGTTCCTGGTGTTTATTTAGGAAGTTATGAAGGAGTAAAAAATTGGAGAGGGTTAGAAACCAGAGTTGTTCGGGTAATAGTTCCACAAGGGGAGAAAATTTATCAGGATATGCAGCCAAATGCTGTTTTTGTTCATAGAAAAGTGCCTGCCGATTGGGTGGAGATGTTAGATCTCGATAGAGATAAGAAATCTCTTACTGTATCCACCAAAGCCAAATCCAAGCCCTCAAAGAAGATCGACAAAGAGAAATTAGAATTCCAGTTCAGGGAGACCACCAGCAAGTACGAGATACAGTTCCAGAAGATCATGCAGGACTTCTTCAGGGATCAGGGGGAGGAAGTTTTGAACGCCTTTAAAAGACCGTCTGGCCGGCCTGAGACCAAGCAGGACAGGCTTTTATCTGTGCCCTTAGGCTTGGGTAAGGCTTTTCCTGGGATGGCTTTAAAAGGTGGTGATTTTATCCCAGAAGACATGCAATCCCATTTTGAGCAGAGAACAAAGCTTCACATTGATCTGGTAAAGAAATATCTCCAGAAGATCATTGATCTGGATGATCCCAGACTTGACAATAAGATTCTTGAAGAAGAGAAGGATCATGACCAGAGTAAGTATGAAGATCCAGAGCATGAGCCTTATCTTCATGTGAACTGGCATTATCATATGGAGAGCCAAGGAGAGAAGTATGATCCTCCTCAAGAGATTAAGGATCAGATGGATGCTGCTACATTTCATCATGTCAAGAACAATCGGCACCATCCAGAGTATTGGGATGAGAACTCCACCGAGGACAGCATCAATCGCTCTGATCGGGACAAGCCTCCGGAGAAGATGGTGGATGCTACAAGAATGCCTTTGGTATATGTTGCGTCCATGGTTGCCGACTGGCTGGCGATGTCTGAGGAGAAAAATACTGACCCGTATAAGTGGATGGAGAAGAATGTTGGGAAGAGATGGGAGTTCACTGACGAGCAGGTCGTTTTGATAAAGGATTTATTGGATAGAGTCTGGGAAGTTTCTATTGTCAAGCACCTCCCAGGCCACCACCTCCAGCAGAGTCATGGTGGAGATAAAAATGATGTTTTGGCAGATATTGAATCGCCTGAATTTAAACAATGGTTTAGTGGTTCAAAAGTCATAACCAATAATATGAAACCAAAACAAACTCATAATCTCCCAAAAGGGGCAAAATTGGAAGATGCTAATAAGGCCACACCATTGGTTGTTTTTCATGGGACACAGGCAGAATTTTCTGAATTTGATAAGAGTAAAATCGGCAGTCATCTGGACCCTGGGGATTGGGGACATGGCTTTTACTTTGGCCCCAAGGGATCTGCAGAATCATATAGTATGGATTATACTTCTGGTAAAAAGGGGAAAACCATACCGGTTTATCTGTCGATAAAGAATCCGTTTATAATTAAAGGGGACAGGGGCGATGTAATGACAGAGAATCATTCGGCATTGTCAGAATTTAAAAAGATGTTTGGCGAAAAACTGATAATGGATCGGCTTAAAAAGAATGATGGTGAGTTTGAGATCCCGTATTTTGTAAGAAAGGTTATAGGCGCTAAAAAGTTTGCTGATACTTTGAAAGCTAATGGTTACGACGGGTTTTTTCGTGAGTTTCGGGAAGGAAGTTTTGAACGGGTTGCTTTTGAGCCAAATCAGATAAAAAGCATTTATAATGAGGGATCTTTTATAAGGGATAATCCTGATATTTATAAATCTTTTACCCCAATTATCAAAGTATCCCCCAATGCCTTAGAAGATCGTTTCAATTTCGAGGGCTGGTCATTCGACAGGAAGAAATGGAACGAGCGCCTCCAGAAGGAAGGCGGATTATTCATAAAGGAGATGTATGATAAGGAGGGGATCCGTGCATATGACGGACTGAGGTACTGGATAGCGGATCTTGCCGGCGCATTCAACATAGACGAGCCTCTCGTCCAGGAGTTTCTTGATAATTATGTATTTACGTTCGCAGAGAACATCAATCTCACGACCGAGGAGTTGCTGAGGGGAGCAATGAAGGCGGGCATGGAAGAAGGACTCGGGATGTCTGGTATAGCATCCAAGATTGAGGGGTTGTACGGTACCTGGGACAAGTGGCGGTCGCTGCTTATAGCCCGCACCGAGACGATCAGGGCAAGCAATTATGCCGCCGCAGAGGCATACAGGCAGAGCGGGGTTGTGGACGGGAAGGAGTGGCTGGTGACCAGGGACGATCGCACATGCTTTTTTTGCCGTCCTATGCAGGGCAAGATAGTCGATCTCGACAAGAACTTCTTTAATCAGGGAGATAGTGCGACTGTTGGCGATGGAGACAGCAAGATCACGATGAAGCTTGATTATGAGGATGTGGGAGCGCCACCTTTACATCCGAATTGTTTGATTGATCCGCAAGTGCCAATTTATACTTCCCAAGGATGGAAAAGAATAATAGATGTTCAAATAGATGATTTAGTTCTGACTCACAAAGGTAGATTTCGGAAAGTAATTAAACTTCATAGAACACCAAAACAGATTCCTGAGGCAATAACCATTTGTGTAGATCGATGGCACAAATTAACTCTTACTGATAACCATCCGCTTATTTTAAATGCAAAGTGGCAAGAAGCGAGAGAAGCAAAAGTTGGGGACATTATATTGGTTCTTGCGTCTTCCTGTGCTTATTGTGGTGAAGGAATTCCATACTATCGAAAGTATTGTAATCATACATGCTTGAGTAAATCAATTACTGAAAAACAATGGGCAAATCCAGAGCATAGAGATAATATGTCTAAGAAAGCTTCTGCTCAATTGTATAGAGAATACGCAGATGGAACAAGAGATCCATTGAAAATTATGGAAAGAGCTCATGAAGTCATACGAGAAATGTGCAGACAAGGTTTATGTCCGTTGATTCAACCGGCAGTAAGGGAAAGGATGAAAGAGACAACCAATCTTCCCCAACATAGGGAGGCATCTTCTAAACGTATGACAGAAAACAATCCGATGCATATTCTTGGTCTGGCTAAGAAGGCTTCAGAAAAGACGCGGAAGACATTTATGGAAAATCCTGATCGTCATCCTAACAGGATCATGGCAAAGAAAGGATAT